CGTAGATTTTTAGTCAACATTGTTTCTACGATGAAGTAGGATTCATTTGATTTAAGGTCGTTTTCGTCATAACCCAACAGTCTTTCGGTCGAGGTTTGAAGGGCAATAGCGAAGTCGTTTATTTTATACATTGGAAAGTTGTTTATCCCCAATTCGATTTTATTGACTGCCGAACGGTGTTTATAACCTGTCTTGGTAGCTAATTCCTCTTGGGACATTTCAAGTTCTTCCCGCCGCGATTTAATGTTTTCAGCGATTGTTCCCATAATGACACCTTCCTTTCTGACTATCATTATAATCGCGCGTAGATTGATTGTCAACAGATTTTTTGATTTTCATAAAAAATTTTTTAGTTTTTTCTAAAAAACTGTTGACATACAATCTACATCATGGTAATCTATTCGTAGATGATAAATCAACCGACACGAAAGGGGACAACCAATCATGATGTTAGAAGAAGCGCAAGCCCGGTTGAAGAAAGAGAAAATCACAACGCAAGACCAACTTTGGGCGATAAATTCACTTTACATTATTCTTGACCTACACAAAGACGATTTTTGCAAAATCATTGATACGGTAGGACTTGAAACACTAATGAAAAAACAACGGCATTATGACCGCCTGATTCAAGCCGAAGAAGAATTGGCGGCAAAGGAACGATATTTACAAGCTAAAGCACGATTGGAAGAACTGGAAAACGAGAAAGCAAGCCTTGAACAAGTCGTAAACGGCTATAAACCATTACCCGCCTGATGATGACCGCCCGGTTAGCGGTCGAAACCCCGGAAACGGGGTCGCGGGAAACCGACACTACCGAAAGGGGATTTCACAATGAATCAATACACGATTTTTGAAGGAAACATGGACAGGCTGATGAAGAAGCTAACCCGTATTTCCAATAAATGTTCTAAATTCGGTTGTTCGTTCTCTTTCGCTGAAATTGGCGAAGAATTCAGGGAAGTCAAGAACGAGCGGGGCGATAAAGAAACTTTACGTTTCGTCCTTGTGGAAGTTGAAGGGATTGCCCGTCTGAATGGTTGGCGGTTCGTCGCTTCCGTAGAACACACCAAAGGCGGGAACATCATCAATCGCGCTGATTACGGGGTTGAAGTTCCTGAAAAATTCTACACAAGTAATTCAGTATGTGAGCATTGCAACACCAACAGAACGCGCCGGGACACCTACATTGTCATGAATGAGGAAACAGGCGAATTCAAACAGGTTGGGAAATCTTGCTTGGCAGACTTCACGGGCGGGTTATCCGCTTCCAATATTGCGAGTTATTACAGTTACTTTGAAGAACTGGTTCAGGGTGAAGCTGTTGACGGTAGCGGCGGTTATAGCAAGTATTACGACAAAATTGAAATGCTTCATTTTTTCGCTGAAACTATTCGTCATTTTGGGTTCGTGAAAAGGTCGGCTGATGAAGACGGTTATCGTCCCCATTACCCCACGGCGGACCGGGCGTTTAATTATTACAGCGTGGTTTATGGCGAATGGATGTTACCGCAAGAGAGAAAAGACGCAAAAGAGGAAATGGAACGCGTCAACTTCAATGAGAATTCCGACGAAGCCATTTCCGACACTAACGCCGCCCTTGCTTGGTTGACAGAACAGGACGCTTCCAACAACTACATTCATAATTTGAAAACGGTTTGCGGCTTGGAATACGTCAGCGGAAAACATTTCGGAATTCTTGCTTCCCTGTTCGCAACGTGGAAGCGGGAAACGGCAAAAGAGGAAGAACGCCGCGCTTGGGAACAGAAAAAAGCCGAACAGCGGAAGACTTCAAATCATGTTGGCGAGATTGGCGAACGGCTGAAAATTGAAATTGTTTCTATGGAATGTGTGACTTCTTGGGAAACCGAATGGGGAATTACCCGGCTTTATAAAATGGTTGACGCTTCCGGGAACGTTCTAATTTGGAAGTCTTCGAAATGGGTTGACCTTGAAACATTTGAACCGTCTACGGTCATCGGGACAATCAAAGACCATACCGAATTCAACGGGTTAAAACAAACTGAATTGACCCGGTGTAAGGTAGCATGAAGGGAGCGAATCAAATGAACAAAACGAGTTTACAACAGGTCATTGGGAAACTTGAAAATCTATTTTCAAAATTCAACGAGCATTTTTATAACGGGGAACTTCAATCCCCTGTCATTACGGCAAGCCCTGACCATACAAAAGGGGCTTACGGTTGGTGTACCGGGTGGAAAGCGTGGAAGGATGAAAAAGACGGCGGGTTCTATGAAATAAACCTTTGCGCCGAATATCTTTCCCGTCCGTTCCTTGACGTGTGCGAAACCTTAATTCATGAAATGGTTCACCTTTACAATCTACAAAAGGAAGTCAAGGACACAAGCAGAGGTGGAACATATCACAATGTCAAGTTCAAAGACGCGGCAGTAGCCCACGGGTTGACTGTAGAGAAGACAAAAAGCGGTTGGAGTAAGACCGCGTTGACAGATGAAGCCGCTGAATGGTTGACCGCCGAATTTGGGGAAGAAACGAAATTCAGTCTTTACCGTGAAAAGATGGCGAAGGTCAAAGGGGCAAAGAAAAAGTCCAGTTCCCGAAAGTACGTTTGTCCGATGTGTGGAACGATTATCAGAGCGACAAAAGAAGTTCGCGTTACCTGTTCCGAATGTGATGAAGAATTTGAAGAAGCTATATAGGACAAGCAGTCAACGGGTTTTTCGGCAACTTGAAAAATAATTTTAGGAAAAACGAAAAACCTGTTGACATACAGTCTACACGATGATAGAATTACCGTAGATGAATAATCTACCAATTGAAAGGGGACAAGACCATGAACGCGATGACGAAGCAAATTCTTAATGATATTAAATACAAAGGTAAAGTGCCAATGATGGTTGAATCGGTTGACCGGGTTTTCATTATGGATTGGGTAACAAAGTACCGTGTTAGCGGGTATGTGTGCGGAATCATCGATGATTATCGTTCCGAATTCAAACAAGTAACCATTCAAAAAACCAAAAGTGGTAAACGCTTCATCATGGCTGACCGGGCGCGGTTTGACGCTGATGAAATTAAACCTTGCGCGATAGCGCGGGAAATCATTGAAAAGGAACTGGCGTTATCCATGAGTATGAGGAAAACCATTCTTGACATTCAACAGCAAGGAAACGACGTTGGTTATTCTCTTGAAAATGAAGATTACTACATTAAAAACTTGACGGACTATCTTGAAAAGGTGGGTTGAGCGTATGACTAAAACGCAGGAAGCAAAGACCCGCAGGGCGTTGAAACGGGTGGAAGCCTGTAACGGTGATTGTAAGCATTGTAAATATTGCCGCGTTCCTTGTAGTGGTATGTATTACGCTTTCCTTTGCGGAATTGCAGATGACGCAGGATATACCCCAATGAGCGACACAGTAAAGCGGCTGAAATCCATAACACTATTTCACTTGAAGTTTGAACTTAATGAACGGGGGTTTGAAAAATTGAACGTTTATCAAGAAAACGGCTATGACAGCCGCGAAGACTATTTACAGGCGATGGCTGATGAATATGATTGCCCGATTGAAATTGTCCGCGAGGTTGCGGAAATGTTAGGTGAAAATGAAGACTTTGACGGGTTGATTAGTAGTTTGAAAGACTACGCCCGAATTTATTAAGGGGGTGAAAAGTAATGAATGGTTCGCAAAAGTTAAAGGCGTTAGTTGATGGTTCGGGGTATAAAATCCGTTTTATAGCTGAACAAATCGGGCTTACCTATCAAGGGTTCGTTAATAAGATTAACGACATTTCAAAGTTCAGGGCGAACGAAATCGCCATTCTTTGTGAACTACTGAAAATTGACGATGAAACCCGGAACGCCATTTTTTTTGACCAGTATGTAGACGGACAGTCTACAAATCACGAAAGGGGCGAATAAGAATGTTCAATGAATTATTGAAAAAGGCAATGACCGAACGCGATATGTCCCAAACGCAGTTGTCCGCGTTGTCAGGCATTGGGAAATCTTCAATCAGTCAATACCTGTCCGGGAAGAACATTCCCACGGACAAGATGAAAAAGAAATTAGCTGACGCGCTTGATGTTTCGGTTGATTACTTCAACGGCGAAACGGTTCACCTTGACCCCGTACCTGACGGTTGCACTTTGAAGAACGTGAGCGTTGAACACGCCGCGAAGCTGTTAGGAAAATCGAAACAGTTTGTTCGTGTTTCCCTTCAACGTGGGATTGCCCCGTTTGGGTTCGCGGTCATGGGGACGGGTGACAAGTATTCTTATCACATTTCCCCGAAAAAGTTTTACGAGTACGCGGGGGTTATCTGATGAAATTTTACCCCTTCCAACAGCAAGGACTTGACCAGACCGCGCCGTTCAATCGGGTTGCTTACTATTGGGACATGGGGCTTGGTAAAACGTATGTCGGCGCGGAAAAGGCGGTTCAGTTGAATGCCCCGGTCACGTTGGTTGTTTGTCAGAAATCAAAGATTGAAGATTGGATTCAACACTTCATTCAGAATTACGACATTACACCTTTTGACCTAACCAATAAATGTGATTTTGAATGGTTCTTTGGTCGGGACTGGAACGGGGTAAAGGCTGAACCTGAAAGACTGATAGTCGGGGTTATCAATTATGACCTGATATTCAGACGAAAGCAATTTACGAACCTTGAAAACTTCACATTACTTTTAGACGAAAGTTCGCAAATTCAAAACGAAAAAGCGAAGCGAACAAAATTCATTTTGAAAATGAACCCGTTGAACGTCATTCTTCTTTCGGGAACGCCAACGTCGGGGAAATATGAAAACCTATGGGCGCAATTGAATTTGATTGGTTGGAAAATCAGTCAACGGGTTTACAACACACAGTATGTCAACTGGAAGAAAATTGAGGTCGGCGGCTTCCCGATGAACGTTGTGGATAAAGCTGACCCTTACAAAAACGTTGACCGCCTGAAACGCAAAATGCGCGAACATGGCGCGGTATTCCTGAAAACCGATGAAGTATTTGAATTGCCGAAACAGACTTTTATTGAAGTTAATGTTTCAATAACGAAGGAATACAGGAAGTTCCAAAAGACGAAGGTTGTCACGGTTGACGGTCAAGAGTTCATCGGGGACACGGCGTTGACCTTGCGGTTATATTCGCGTATGTTATGCGGTCATCTGAACCCGGCGAAACTGGACGCGTTCCGTGACCTATGCGAAAGCACGAACGACAGGTTGATTGTGTTCTACAACTTCAACGACGAACTTCACTCTTTACGACAAATCGCTGCTGAATTGAACAAGCCAATTTCAGAGATTAACGGACACACCAAAGACCTGACCGCTTATGAGCAGAACGAAAATTCCGTCACGTTGGTTCAATATCAAGCCGGGGCGATGGGGCTGAATTTACAAAAGGCGAACAAAATCATCTATTTCACGCCAACGGATAAGTCCGAACTGTTTGAACAGTCGAAGAAGCGAATTCACAGAATCGGGCAGGACAAGCCTTGTTTTTACTGGTTATTGGTGTGCAAGAACAGCGTTGAGGATAAAGAAATATTCCCAATCTTGGGATTACGAAAGCAGTTGACGGATGACCTATTCGTTGATGGAAAGGGGGCAAAATGAAACAATTTATCAAGCGGCATTCACTGTTGTTGGCGGTCACGGGAATATTCTTAATCCTGACCCCGCAGATGTTTACATACGCTGACGCACAGCGCGGTTATAACGCCATTGGAGGTGAAATGTTCTTTCCCTTCTTCCCCCTAATTGTGTGGTTGATGTGGGGAGCGGTCAAAGACACGTTCAAAGATTTCAAACAAATTTTCAATGAAAGCGAGGAATATTAAAATGATTAAATGCAAAAACGATTGTCCTGAAAACAAGTATAACGGGTGTTGTGCTGAATGCCCTCACGGTGAGGGTTGCGAAAGTAAGTGCGAACTGAACCCGCAGGAATGTAATGACGCGGTGTTCGAAGGGACAAGCCTTGAAGTCTTTCAGGACAAAGCAAGGGCAGTCATTCAGAAAATCGGTTTGCTTGTAACGCAGAAAGCTGAAATTGAGAAACAAGAAAAAGCCATGCGCGAACAGCTTCAAAAGGCAATGGAAGCGCACGACGTGAAGAAGTTTGATAATGACCTTATCAAAATCACCTATGTTGAAGCATCAAGCAGGACAAGCATTGATTCCGCAAAGCTGAAAGCCCAAATGCCCGACGTTGCCGCCAAATTCAGTAAGACAAGCGCAGTCAAGGCATTCGTCAAGATTGAGTTGAAGGAGGACAAAAAGTAATGGAAAAGACACCTGATTTTTCAAAGCATGAAGAATTGAAACAAGCCGCTATTCCCCTTCTTGAATTCCTGAACAAGTATTATCATCCCCACGCTTACGCCATTGTTACAGAAGGAAGGGTTGAAATTGTAGAAGGTGATATGGCTTGTCCCCTTCCCGTAAGGGATTAAACGTTATGGCGCGTGAATCATGGCGGCAAATCAACAATCATCCCAATTATGAAATCAGTTCGATGGCGCGAATACGGAATACCCGGACTGGTTACATATTGACACCTTACGATGACGGAACGGGTTATTTACGGGTAAAGTTGGACGGTGAAAATTGTCGGCTTCATATCTTGGTCGCGGTGGCGTTCATCCCGAACCCTGAAAACAAACCGATAGTCAATCATAAGCGTGGTAAAAAGCAAGATTGCAGGGCTTCACAACTGGAATGGATGACCGAAAGCGAGAACACAAAACACGCTTGGGATAATGGCTTAATTTTAAGGGGGGGTAAAAAGCGATGAAAAAAGATACCTTTTACCGATGTGTGAAGGACGATAAGAAAAGAATTGTTGCCGCCAAAACAACAGGCTATTCGGACGGTGATATTGGACTTCATGAGGAACAAGGATTTTGGGTTGCGACACATATTCCGACAGGAACGAAGCTGACCCCGAAACATTCAAGAAACAAAACCGCGAAAACAGCATTAACCGAAGCAAAGCGGCTTGTTTCCGAAAAAGCTGATTTCGACGAATATGTTCAAAAGTACATGGACGGCGATATTTACGACGCTTTTTCAAAATCAAAATACAATCAGACCGCGACAGGGGTGTTCTAATGGCAAGCGAAAAACTATTTGAAACCCACGTGAAAAAATGGCTTCATACTATGGGAATTTATGCGGCGGGAACACCGAAGAACAAAATGGAAGCTGTTGAAATAGGCTGGTTCTTCAAGGTGTGGGGTGGGGGTTATCAGAAAGCGGGAATTCCTGACTTGCTGATGTGCGCGAATGGATTCTTCATTTCGGTGGAGTTGAAAGCGACACAAGGGACAGCTTCCGAACTTCAAAAGCTGAACACCGCCCGAATAAATACGGCGGGGGGAATTGGTATCATCCTTTACCCGGACGGTTTTGAAGAATTTAAAAAGATTGTGAAAGGGGTGATTGAATGCAATTCTCACACAGCCGCGTTGAATGTCATACGCAATGCCCGTACAAGTTCAAATTGCGCTATCTGGACGGGTTAAAGACCTTACCCAACGATGACCCGGACAACGCGTTATTGCTTGGTACAGCAATGCACACGGGACTTGAAAAGGGTGTTGACGCGGCAATCAACGAATACTTGATGGGTTATCCGATTATGACCGATAACCACGAAAACGAAGTTATGAAGTTAGAACACTTGATACCCTTAGCCGCTGACCTGTTACCTGATGGCGGCGAGTTTGAAAGACTGATTTCAACGTCTGACTTCATCGGGTTCATGGACTACCTTGTTCCTACGGGGCGCGACACCTATGACCTGTATGATTTCAAGTATTCTAACAACGCGGCAAATTACCGTGAATCGGCACAATTGCACATTTATAAATTCTTCTTTGAACGTGCGAACCCCGGAAAGCGAATTGACCGCCTGTTTTACCTGATGATTCCCAAAGTGAAAATCAAGCAGGGCAAGAAAGAGGAATTAGGCGCGTTCCGGCAGAGAATTCAAACCGAACTGAACAAGATTGAACCTTTTTTAATGGAAGTTCAGTTTGATATGAACAAAGCGGTTGACTTTCTGTTTGGCGTGAAACACGCACTTGAAGACGTGACCCATGACCCAAATCGGGGTTATCTATGTAACTGGTGTGAATACCAAAATTATTGTGAAAAAGGAGAGGATTTCATGTTACTACCAAAAAATGAACGCCGCAATATTGAGAAGGTAAGCAAGCGTACAATTTGGCTTTACGGTGCGCCTTTCAGCGGCAAGACCACGTTCGCAAACAAATTCCCTGACGTTCTCATGTTGAACACGGACGGCAACATTACATTCGTAGACGCGCCGTTCATCAAAATCGCAAACGAAGTTAAGGTTGAGGGACGTATGACCAAAACAACGCTTGCATGGGAAATTTTCAAAAGCGCGATTGAGGAACTGGAAAAGAAAGACAACGATTTCAAAACCCTTGTCGTTGACTTGCTTGAAGACCTATATGAGCATTGCCGCTTGTATATGTATCAGCAAATGGGTATTACCCACGAAAGCGACGATTCTTTCAGGGCTTGGGATAAGGTACGAACCGAATTCCTGTCCACGCTGAAACGCCTGATGAACCTTGATTATGAAAATATCATCCTGATTTCCCACGAAGACACGTCAAAGGACATTACTAAAAAGGGCGGGGACAAAATCACGGCAATCAAGCCCAATTTGCAGGAAAAGACTTCAAATAAGGTCGCGGGTATGGTTCACATTGTAGCGCGTGTTATCGCAGACGGGGACATTCGGACGCTTTCTTTCAAGCAAAACGAAGTCGTGTTTGGTGGCGGTCGGCTGACCGTGTCCCGGAATGAAATTCCGCTTGACCTTGATGAATTCATGGCTATCTTTGACGAAGCAAGCAAGAACGCCGCACAGGGCAAGACGGGCAGACCCGCCCCCACGCCTACGGAAAAGCCGCAGACGAGCCGCAGGACAGCAAAGGCAAAGGAAGATACCCCCGCGAAGGAAACGCCGCCTACGGACGCACAGGACGCGCCAAAGCGTAGAAGCAAGGCACTCAATGAAGCGTTAGCAGAAACGGCAGAAAAACATACTGACCCCGAAGCAGAAGTTCAGGACGCAGAGCCACAGGACAAACAGAACGAAGCCCCCGCCGAAGAAACACCGGCGAAAGAGCCTAAAAAGGCAGAGAACCCGCCCACGTCCCGGACACGCAAGCGTCGCGGCGAATAAGGCAAAATTTTTTACCCGTTGCGTAGACGGACAATCTACACTAAAATTTGAAAGGTAGGTAATTTATCATGGCAGAAAACAATTTGTGGGACAAGTTTGACAAGGCGGTTGACACGGCAGGACTGGCGAACGACGTTAAGGAAGCGGCTGAAAACGGGGCGAATTTCCGCGAAGTTCCACACGGCGTTTACGAAGTCGAGGTCAACAAACTGGAACTGATTGAATCTAAAAAGGGTGACCCGATGGTTACGGTTTGGTTCAAGGTTGTGGACGGCGAATACAAAGGGTGCTTGATTTTCATGAATCAGGTCATCACACAGGGCTTTCAAATCCATATCGCCAACGAAATCTTACGGCAGATGACCGCCGAACTTCCCGAATTCAACGTCGAGTTCAAGACCTACAAGCAGTACGGCGAATTACTGATGGATATTCGCGAAGCGGTTGACGGTAAGTTTGAATTCAAACTGGACTTTGCAGAGGGCAAAAAGGGATTCAGCACTTATTCCGTTGACGAAATTTACATCTTGGAGTAACACAGGGCAAACACGCGGCGGGTGACCTTCTCGTTACCCGCCGCCTACATGGGGAACGTCCCGCAGTTATGCGGTGTTGGCGAATCGCGGGTTCAAATCCTGCCGTCCCCTCTTTTACTAATATTATTAACAGAATTGGCGGTGGTTATACATGATTTTCTATGACTTTGAAGTTTTCGCTTATAACTGGTTGGTCGTGCTAATGGACACCGACAAGCGAGAAGAAACAGTAATAATTGATGACCCGGAAGAACTTGAACGCTTTCATTCAGAACATAAACGTGAAATTTGGGTGGGATTCAACAGCCGTCATTATGACCAATACATTTTGAAGGCTATTCTTTGCGGGTTCAATCCAAAGCGAATAAATGATTTCATCATTACGAAGGGTGAACCGGGATGGAAGTTTTCAAGTTTATTGCGCCGCGTTCCTCTGAACAATTACGACGTGATGATGAACATTGACCGGGGCTTGAAATCTTTTGAAGGGTTCATGGGAAATAACATCAAGGAAAGTTCCGTTCCCTTTGACATTGACCGTGAATTGACGAAGCGCGAATTAGAAGAAACGGTTAAATATTGCCGTCACGATGTAGAACAGACGATGGAAGTATTCTTAAAGCGGACGGACAAATTTGAAGCACACAGGGGACTTGTGCGCCTTGCGAGTGGCACGAAAGCCCTTGACCTATCACTTATATCAATGACAGACCCGCAGTTGTCAGCGTTGATTTTAGGGGCTAAACGGCAGGAATGGGGCGATGAATTTGATATTGACTTTCCTTCCACTATGCGAATTGAAAAATACACGGAAGTTTTGGATTGGTACAATGACCCGGAAAACCGTTGTTATCAGCGTAACGGGCGCAAGAATCAGCTTGATATTGACGTTGCTGATGTTCCCCATCAATTTGGATATGGCGGCGTTCACGGAGCAATAACACGATACCACGGGCGCGGGTTCTTCTTGAATATGGACGTTGCTTCACTTTATCCGTCCTTGATGATTCAATACAATTTATTGTCCCGGTCGGTTCGCGACGCTTCAAAGTATGAAGAAATTTATCATCAACGTTTGAAGTTGAAAGCAGAAAAGAACCCGTTACAAGAATCCTTGAAACTGGTGTTGAACAGTACATACGGGGTAATGAAAGACAAATCCAACGCCCTGTATGACCCATTGCAAGCGAACAAGGTTTGTATTTACGGGCAAATTCTTCTTCTTGACCTGATTGAACGTCTTGAACCTCATTGTCAGTTGATTCAGTCAAATACAGACGGTGTTCTTGTACGAATGCCCGATGGGACTGACCCGGACGAATGGTATTCCCTGATTGATGATATTGCTTGGGAATGGGAACAACGAACTTCCCTTGTCCTTGAATTTGAAGAATTCAAAGAAGTTTTTCAAAAGGACGTGAACAATTACGTCATCATTCCCGATGGCGAATTGTTCGACGAAAAAGGAAAACCCCGATGGAAGTCAAAAGGCGCATACGTTAAAAGGTTGTCCCCCCTTGATTATGATTTACCCATTATCAATAAAGCATTGGTTGATTACATGGTTCGTGGTATTCCCATTGAACAGACAATCAACAGTTGTGATGACCTGAAAGAATTTCAGCTTGTCACCAAAATTAGCGGTAAATATACGCACATTCAGCATGGGGACGAGCGGTTGAAAGAAAAGTGTATTCGAGTGTTCGCGTCTAAAGACAAGACCGACGCGGGAGTTCAAAAGGTTCATGCCAAAACATTCAGACCCGCGAAAATGCCGAATTCGCCGCTTCATTGCTTTATGTATAACGACGATGTGAACGGGGTAAAAACCCCGGCGAAACTTGATAAAGCGTGGTATATCGCACTTGCAGATAAAAGATTGGGGGATTTTGGAATATGATTGTTAAACGTTATGAAATTGAGTACAAGACCCGCGTGACCAAAGTTCAGAAAAAAGCGTTGGTCATTGCCCGGACAAAGGTTGAAGCGAAACGAATTTTGGCAAGCCACGAAGCAAGTCCAATAATTCAATGGGTTGGTGAGGTTGCGGAAATCAATGTTCCTGACGGTCGGTTCGGTGGCGGCTATATCGAAAAGACTGAATTTGTGAAAAAGGGGTGAACCGTGATGAATGACCTTTATCATTGTTGTCGATGGTGTAAATGGTTTGACGGTACAAAGGGTATTTGCACAAACGAACAGGCTTTTAACAAACTGGGTGACAATGTTCTTTACCCGTTTTGGGAAAATGGTAATTTGTCGGAAGCAATCCGCGAAGGGTTCAAGGATTTCAAATTTCCTGAATTACATAGTGCTTTAGTTGAAAGTAAACTTTCAAAGAAACGCGTTCATGAAATCATGGTAACTTTCTTTGGCGAACTTGAATTGATTGCACAAACGAACTGGACGGAAAGTATTGACGATTCTGTTTCAACCGCGCTGAATAATTTCGATTTCGGGCGTGATGATGGTGTTTCGATTAAAGACCCGTCTGACTTTCATTGTAAACATTTTTGGTAAAAGTGAGGTGTGAAATATGAGCAATCCAAAGTTTAATTCAGAGGGGTATTATGACCCAACGGCATACGAAGCCCTGAAACCTATCATTAAGGACGATTCCGTTCAACAAAAGCGGGTGAATGACTTGGTGGTTGTGTTGAAATACATAATTGATAAAGCGGGTTTTGAAATGCTGAACAGGGTTGCCCTGAAAGACAAGAAAACAGGAAAGGAATACCGATGATTGGCGAGAGGGGGGGGCAATTGTTACAGGATAATTTACAAAGGGGGTGTAGGACTTGTTCTTTCGGGGTTATGTGGTAACGCAAAATAAAACGTGTATTGAAAAGTTCAAAGGCGTTGAAAATCTCAAAACCTACGAACAAGTTCAATCACTTCCCGAATTTGCCGGGATATTAAACGAAAGCACGATTTTGATTGACGTCGATGACTTTGAACAAAGTGAAATCATGTTCAAAATCGTGGAAGCGCAAAACTTAAATTGCCGCGTTTACAAAACGACGCGGGGCAAACACTTTTTATTTAACAACACGACGGTTGCAACGAACAGGACGAAAGCAACGTTGGCGGTCGGATTGAAAGCCGACATTAAACTTGGGAAAAAGAATTCATATTCTGTCCTAAAGTTCAACGGAAAAGAACGTGAAATTTTGCGTGATGTGCAGGGTGACACGCCTGACCCGTTACCAAAATGGTTATTTCCCGTTCGGGGTTCGGTTGACTTCATCGGCATGGAGCAGGGGGACGGGCGCAATCAGGCATTATTCAATTACATTCTGACCCTACAAAGCGAAGACTTTACCAAAGAGGAAGCGCGGGAATGTATCAGGCTTGTCAATCGGTTCGTGCTGACTTCCCCGCTTTCGGACAGTGAACTTGACGTGGTGTTGAGGGATGACGCTTTCAAAAAGCCTGTATTTTTCAAGGGTTCAGCTTTCTTGTTTGATAAGTTCGCTATGTTCTTGAAAAACAATATTCACGTCGTAAAGGTTGACGGTGTATTGCACTTTTACGATACCGCGTCAGGCGTTTATATTAGTGGTCAAAAGCGGTTCGACGCGGCGATGTTACAGCAAATTCCGCAGTTGAACCGGGCGAAGCGAAAAGAAGTATATGACTATTTGGACGCAATCATTGTTGAGAGCGCGGCGGTTGCTGACGCTAATTTGATAGCATTCAGAAACGGTATTTATGACATTATACGCGAAGAATTCAAGCCGCATACAGCCGAACATATCATTTTGAACCGTATTGATTGGGACTATAACCCGAACGCACAAAGCGAAATCGTTGACAACGTGCTTGATACGGTGAGTTGTAAAGACCCGCAAATTCGGGACTTACTTGAAGAAGTGGTTGGGTACTGTTTTTATCGTCGAAACGAACTTGGAAAGTCGTTCGTGTTAACCGGGGAAAAAGACAACGGAAAATCGACGTACCTTGATATGATTAAAACCATGCTTGGGAACAAGAATATAACCGCCCTTGACCTTGCCGAAGTAAATGAACGGTTTTCTACGGCTGAACTTCATGGAAAACTTGCCAACATTGGTGATGACATTGGCGATGAATTCATACCCAACACGGGGATTTTCAAGAAGTTGGTCACGGGTGAGCAGTTGAAAGGTGAACGAAAAGGACAAGACCCATTCTTTTTCAATTCCTATGCGAAGTTGCTTTTTAGCGCGAACAACATTCCCCGCCTTGGACGCGGGAAGGATAGCGCGGCAATTGCTAAACGGTTACTTATCATTCCGTTTGACGCGAAGATTGACCGCAATTCCCCTGATTTCAAACCATACATAAAATATGACCTACGAAAAGAACCCGCGATGGAATACTTGATTTTATTAGGGTTGACGGGATTGAAACGGGTGCTTCATAACAACAAATTTTCCGAAAGTTCAAAGGTTCAATCAGCGTTGAACGAGTACGAGGAAACCAACAATCCGATTTTAGGGTTCTTCCGGTCGTTTGAACTTTCCGAAATCCTGAACGAGCCGACGAACGAGGTTTACAAGAAATATCAAGAATATTGTATTCGGGACAACCTTCAACCGCTATCCAACATTGAGTTCAGCCGACAGGTGAAACGGCATTTTGATATTGAGATTGGGGACAAGAAAATTCAGGGTAAAAAATATCGGATTTTTATTGAAAGGACAGGTGTAAAATGAAGAATAAATTAACTAACGCGGTGCTTGGGTTCGTTGTTGGTGACGCTTTGGGCGTTCCAGTGGAGTTCAAAACGAGAATTGAACTTGATGAAAACCCCGTTACCAATATGCGGGGGTTTGGAACATACAATCAACCGCCCGGAACGTGGAGCGATGACACGTCAATGACCCTTGCGACGATTGAAAACTTGGTGGACTGGAAACAGCCTGAACCCTATCAATGTATGGTGAATTTTTCAGACTGGTTATTTGGTGGACACTTCACGCCATATGGAAAAGCCTTTGATGTGGGAAACACCACAAGAAAAGCCATTACGAATTTTGTTGACGGCGTGAAACCGTGGGGGCTGAACGGTGAATGGGATAATGGGAACGGTGCGCTTATGCGAATGTTACCCCTTGCGTTCTTGCCTTTGGATATTACGGATAAATTGCGGGTGACCCGTGAATATGCCACCCTGACACATTCGCACGAACTCAATTTATTGGCGTGTGAATTCTTTGTGGAAGCGGTTGACACTCTTATTCGTGGTGTTGATGACTGGTTAGGTTCGGCATACAGTCTAATCACTTTCAAGGGTGACCCTAAAGGAGCGTTCGCCCGTATTCCTCATATTGGTGAGTTGACCCGCGACGAAATCAAGTCAACGGGTTATGTGATTGATACACTGGAAGCCGCGTTGTGGTGCTTCATCACAACGGACAATTACAGGGACGCAGTATTGACAGCCGTGAACCTTGGCGGTGACACGGACACAATAGCGGCTATTGTGGGCGGCTTAGCGGGGTTGAAATACGGTAAAGGTGAAATCCCCGGTGAGTGGTTGAAACAAATCGCCCGTCTTGATTATATTTATTGGCAGTTAGGCGAAGCTGAACGCGTTTTGGTTCATGGTGGGTTCAAGACGGTTCAAGATTAAAAAATCAATCTTGAACCGTCTGAAAGCCTGTAATTGTGCGGGTTTGCGGGTTGCGGTTCAAGATGGTCAAGATGGTTCTAACTTCTTTATTGAAAGGGTATTTTAGAAAATGATTTTTTATTTATACTCTAAAATAATAGAAAATAAGGGAAACATCTTGAACTTGAACCGCTAAAATAGAAAAGCCCTGTATTTATAAGGCTTTGACCCGGTTCAAGATGTACGGTTCAAGATTGTTGTGAGGGGGTATATCATGAGTATAAAGGCATTTTTGAATCAGGCGTTTCATCTTGACAGCCTGATTGAAGCTAATAAATGTGAATTAGAACGGTTGCGTTCGCTTGCTGAAGCTGTCCCAATACCTGATTTATCGAAAGAACGAATTCAAGGGGGCGAACGGTCGGACAGAGTAGCGAATACCGTTGCAAAGATTGTTGACCTTGAAAGGGAAATTCAATCCGATATTGACCGTTGCGTTCAGGCGAGGACGGATATTCGACGCGTGATTGACGGGGTTGAAAAACCGAAATTGAAGTTAATTCTTCAAGAACGATATTTGAATTTCAAAAAATGGAGTGATATTCAAGATATTGTTGAGGTCGCAGACTTGCGGTATTTATTCCGATTACATAACGTTGCACTTGAAGAAGCGGCGAAAAGTAAAGTTTACCATTGTAACACCATATAGGGTGTGTGATATATTTATAATCAGGATTATACGCCCCGGAAGATAAATCTTCCGGGGTTACTTCATGTAGAAAGGAAGTGAAGTCATGGCAAGACCACGCAAGTTCAAAAGCGTAAAACAGTTTGAAGAAGCATGGGAAAACTACAAAGACGATTGTAATAATCAAATGGTGTTGACCCATGATTTCAGTTCAAAGAATAGTGAATTCGTTAGCAAGGAATTGAAACGGTCAGTGACCTATACGGTCGAGGGTTTTTGTGTATTTATCGGGCTTGCCCGGTCGAAATTCTATGAAACGTATGGTGAGGATGAAAGATTTAGGGACACGGTCACGCGCATACGCGAGGAATGCGAGATTGACGCACGACGGAAGTTTGAACTTCAAGTTATTCCTTCACAGCTTGCGGGACTTTGGATGTCCAATTACGGATATACCACAAAAACCGAAAACAAACTTGAAGGTGGCGTTCAAGTCATTCGTGATGACCTTCCTGACGATGACGAATAGTGACGGGTTAGTAACACGCAGGAGCAGAACCCGGCTTGAATGGGGGTTTTACGATGGCTGAAATTTCATTACGTCATACCGTGGGTAAGCATTATAACCGATTTTGGCGTTTTCGCGGTCGTTACCGTGTTTGTAAGGGAAGCCGTGCAAGCAAGAAAAGCAAGACCGCCGCGTTGTGGTATATCGTGAACATGATGGATTATCCCGGCGCGAATTTGCTTGTCGTGCGAAAGGTGTTCCGAACGCTGAAAGACAGTTGCTTTACTGAATTAAAATGGGCGATTAACCGATTGGGCGTTCAAGCACATTGGGAAGTTAAAGAATCCCCGCTTGAAATGACCTATATTCCCACGGGACAGAAAATTTACTTCCGGGGACTGGATGACCCAATGAAAGTTACATCCATCACCGTTGAAGTCGGTGCGTTGTGTTGGCTTTGGATTGAAGAAGCATACGAAATAATGAACGAAGATAATTTCGATATGCTTGATGAATCCATTCGTGGTGAAGTTCCTGACGGATTGTTCAAACAGGTCACTTTGACTTTTAACCCGTGGAATGAACATCACTGGATAAAGCGACGGTTCTTTGACGCGGCTGATGACCCTAATATTTTGGCGATGACCACGAATTACACAATGAACGAATGGCTTGACGCGGCTGACAAGAAATTATTTGAGGACATGAAGAAGCATAATCCCCGACGTTACCGTGTTGCCGGGTTAGGTGATTGGGGTATCGTCGAGGGCGTTATATACGAGAACTGGAAAGAAGAAGCGTTCAACATTGCCGATGTTCGGAAGATTCCGGGTATTCGGTCAGCGTTCGGGCTTGACTTTGGTTATACAAATGACCCTTCCGCGCTATGGTGTGCGATGGTTGACCTGAACGGCAAGAAGATTTTTGTTTTTGATGAACTTTATAAAAAGGGCATGAGTAACGAAGCCTTGTTCACCGATATTTCGGAAATGGGTTATCGAAAAGAAAGAATCCGGGCTGACAGCGCAGAACCGAAGTCGATTGACCGTTTGCGTGAATTGGGAATGTCCAATATTCGCGCCGCCCGTAAAGGTAAAGACAGCGTGAACAACGGCATTGACTATATACAGGACTTTGAACTTATCATTCATCCCGATTGTGTGAACTTCCTAACGGAAATTTCAAACTATACTTGGGGTGAAGATAAGTTTGGGAAACGGCTGAATGTCCCGATTGATGATTTTAACCATCTGATGGACGCTATGCGTTACGGGATGGAAGATTTCAGTAAAGGCAAGGCGTTTAGCTTTGACTAATAACACGTTAGTAACAAATACAGGCGCGAACCCTTATATTTCAGGGGTTCGCTTTTATTATGCGATGAAAGGGGGCTTTGACCTTGCACAGATTTAACTTCATTACAGACGAAATCAATGAAATCATCATGCAGGGCGCGAAGAACCGCCTGACAGATGAAGAATTCATTGTCAGCGAAGTTCAACGCTTCCTTTTGTCGAAGCGGCGCAAAGACATGATTGACGGTGAAAACTACTTCCGGGGATTACATGATATTCTTCATCGTCAAAGAACTATGATTGGCAAAGACGGCGAACTTGAAGTGGTGAAGAACTTACCGAATAACCGTATTGTCGATAATCAGTATAAAAAGATGGTCAACCAAAAGACCAATTATCTACTTGGACAGCCGCTTTCCGTTCAGTCGGACAATGACGGGTATATGAAGACCCTGAAATTATTCTTTGACAAGCGGTTTTTGCGGCAGTTGAAGAACGTTGGGCGCGATTCCCTTAATGGGGGTATTGGTTGGTTGTTTTGCTATTACGACGAACAAGGCGAATTCAAATTCAAGCGGTTACGTCCTTATGAAATCGTCGCGGGATGGAAAGACGAGGAACACACCGTTCTTGACTATGCTATTCGCATTTATGAAGTCATCACCTTTGAGGGTAAGAACGAAAAGACGGTTCAGAAGGTCGAAGTATACCACGAAAGCGGTATTTCCCGGTTTATCTTGGACGGAAGCCGTCTTGTTCCTGACGAGAAACCCCATGAACCATATTTTACGGTGACGGATGACAACGGCGAACAGCCTTTTAACTGGTCACGGATTCCCTTGATTCCGTTCAAGTACAACAGTGAAGAAATTCCGTTAATTCGTAATATCAAGTCGTTGCAGGACGGATTGAATTTGATTCTCTCCAACTTCCAAAACAATATGGAAGAAGACGCGCGAAATACAATCCTTGTGTTGGTCAACTATGACGGTGAGAATTTAGCCGAATTCAGAAAGAACCTTGCTACTTATGGCGCGGTGAAACTGAAAACGGTTGATGGTGCGCCGGGTGACTTGCGAACCCTGACCGTCGAGGTCAACGCCGACAACTACAGGGCGATTTTAGAAATTTTCAAGAAAGCAATCATCGAAAACGCTATGGGTTACGACGCGAAGGATGATAGGTTAGGCGGTAACGCGAACCAACTGAACATTCTGTCCATGTATTCAGACATTGACCTTGACGCTAATGAAATGGAAACCGAATATCAAGCGTCTTTTGAAGAATTGATTTACTTCATCAATCTTCATTTGGCGAATACTGGCGCGGGTGATTTTGAAAATGAACCCTTTGAAATCATCTTCAACCGCGATATGTTGATTTCTGAATCTGACATTATCGCCAATATAAAAAGTTCAGTCGGTATTCTGTCCGACGAAACGATTGTGGCGAACCATCCGTGGGTTGATGATTTAGCGGCTGAAATGGAACGTATTGAAGCTCAAAAACAAGCCGCTATGGATTTATACGCTAATCAGTTCCCCGGTCAACAGCCGGGAAATGACCCAACGAAGGGCGGTGACCCCAATGAAGATTCCTAAAACAATCAGATTGAACGGAATTGAATTTTCCGTTGAACTTTGCGGTAACCTGAACGATGGCGAAAAGGTTCTTTTTGGTGATGTGACCTATGGGATGGCGCGAATTCGGTTGAATTCTACCAATCAGGAACACCAAAGAATGTGTGTTACGTTGTGGCACGAAGTTTTTCATGCAGTGTGTGAAATGAACGGTGTTGAACTTGGTGATGACGAAGAACGCATTATTGACGCTTTCGCCTTTGCTACTTATCAGGTGTTGCAGGATAATGGCGGGAAACTGTTTGACTTGGTGAAGGTGGTGACCCCCGATGAATCAAACGGCGAAAGCTGACGCGGGTAAACCCCGGCTGACCTTTGTTCCACAACAAATCATCTTTGAGATTGCCCGAATTCGTGAATATGGGAACGCCAAATACGGTGACCCGGAAAACTGGCGGCAAGTCGAGGTTGAGCGGTACAGGGACGCGGCGTTTCGTCACCTATTGGCGTATTTAGATGACCCGAACGGCGTTGACACTGAAAGCGGACTTCCCCACCTATCCCATTTGGCGTGTAATGTCGCTTTCCTTTGTGAGATGGAAAGTAACGGGTTAGTAACAAAAACCCCCGAAACGGGCGGTATTAGTGAGGACTGAACACATTGGAGCATGAAAGGCGGTGACGGTGTATGAAGAACGCGGATTATTGGCGGCGCAGGGCTGAAATTCTTGAAGCCGCGAAAAACAAAAGCGCGGGAAGCTACACCGCCGCAGTTGAACAGCAGTTCAATCTTGCACAAAAGAAACTTGATGAACAGATTGAACAATGGTATGGACGTTTTGCGAAGAACAATCGAATCACGCTTTCAGAAGCGCGACAATGGTTGACGAGTAAGGATTTAGCTGAATTCAAGTGGGACGTGAACGAGTATATCAAGTACGGCAAGGAAGCAATGATTGACCCGGCGTTCATGAAACAGCTTGAAAATGCGTCGGCACGTTTCCACGTTTCCAAACTGGAAGCCCTGAAACTGAAAACGCAAGCAACGGTTGAACAGCTTTACGGACAAACGGCACAACAGACCACTTCCCTATTCGGGAAGATTTACACGGACAATTATTATCACACAGCGTTTGAATTACAAAAGGGCGTTGGGGTTGGGTGGAATATTGCTTCCCTGAACCCCCATCAAATTGAAAGTGTACTTTCAAACCCGTGGACGCTTGACAAGCAAACGTTCAGTGACCGTATTTGGAAACAGAAAAATGACCTACTTTCCGAGGTTCACACGCAGTTGACCCAAAACATGATATTGGGAAAAGCCCCCGATGACGCAATAAAGACGATTGCGAAGAAGTTCAACACGTCGAAATCAAACGCGGGACGGTTAGTAATGACTGAAAGCGCGTATTTCGCCACGGAAGCACAGCGAAAGGCGTTCCAAACGCTTGATGTGGAAGAATATGAAATCGTCGCAACGTTGGATTCCCTTACGTCGGCAATTTGTCAGGACATGGACGGGGAACACTTCCCAATGTCGCAGTTTGAACCGGGCGTAACCGCCCCGCCCTTCCATCCGTGGTGTAGGTCGGCAGTTGCCCCCTATTTTGCAGATGACGAAGGTGAGCGGGTAGCGCGTGACGAGGAAACCGGGAAAAGCTATTACGTCCCGCAGGACATGAAATATAAGGATTGGAAAGACCAATTCATTGACGGTGGTGACAAGACCGGGTTGACCCCTATTGATAATGGCGGGGTTATTTCATGGGTGAAGGACGTTCCCCTTGTTCCGGTTACACCTGAAAAGAAGGAGTATTTGACCAAAAAGAAACTTCAACAGAAAATCACCGAAGCAGACGGCGAACTTCAAACGCTGACGCAGGAACAAATGAACGTTTCAGCGGGGTACACTCATGATGAAATAATCAATGACTTTGGCGGCGTTGATGATTTCTTTAAGGATAACGACATTGAGAAAATCAAGTTCAATGAACTTCAACAGCAGATTGAACAATTGACCGCCAACAAAACGGATTGGCAGGAACTTCTTGACAAAAAGTTGACCGTCGAGAAGACTAAAGCCCTGACCAAACAACAGGTCACGCTTCAAGCGGAGTTTGACGGTTTGGAAGACAAGACGTATAGCGGCATTTGGAAAGATGACGTTTCAACCGCTGATTGGAGCGCGAAGCAAGGAAGCATTCAAGCGAAGAAGGATTATTTTACACAGCAATTGGCGGGTGCTTCCCCCGATGACGCGGACAAGTGGAATCAGTTGTTGGCTGACCTTGATGATTTCGACGCGCAGGGCAAGCATTACCACGAAATTCAAAGTAAGTTGAAGAAAACGCAATCTGAATTGACTTCTTTGAAAAATGGGAATATAATGAAGGAGAAGAAAGACCAGTTCACACAAGCACGAAAAGACGCGGCGTTATGGGCTAAAGACACAAAAGAAGCCGATGACATATTACGTCAAAAGTGCGGTGAGGTTTGGCAATCCTCAACAAACGCCCAAAAAGACGCAATTTATGATTACACGGGCAGTTTTTCAAAGTTCAACGAACCGTTACGCGGATATGAATACGGGACAAACGCTTATTTGGGCGTTGGAAATGTTGACCTTGATAAAATCGGTATAAATTACGGCGGTTACAAGCCCGGACAGGTTAAGAAGCAAATCGACGCGATGACCAAAATCATTGAAAAAAGTTCCTATTCAAGTGATATTTGGGTTCAACGTGGGGTAGACTATAGGGGAATGGATAAGTTCTTCAATATTGACCCTGATGACTTCCATCTTTCCGAAAAGGAACTGGCGGCGAAACTGTTAGGCACAACGCCCACGGATTACGGCTTTTTCAGTACGGGCGTTTCAAAAGGCAAAGGATTTTCACATAAACCAATTATCATGAATGTCTATGCTCCGTCAGGGACAAAGATGATATACGCTGAACCGTTTTCGCAATACGGGAGCGGCGCAAAGCGAAGTTGGGACGGTGTTTCTTCCCAATATTCATTCGGTAGTGAATCCGAAATGATTTTTCAACGCGGAACAACCTTCCGGGTGACCAAAGTTGAAAAGTCAGGCGGTCAAATCTACATTGATATTGAAGTTATAGGACAGGGGGTGAACTGATAATGAAAACATGGATTGAAGTACATGAAGGTGAAAAGTTCGGTGATGGCGTTGTTGAGAATTGCAAGCAATGTAAAACGTGCTTGTTCCGGGACGGTGGAACGGATTATTCCAACGATTACCGAAAAAGTAGTTGCGCGATGTTCGTTTACCCGGACATGAAACCAATTGAGGTTATCAGGAACACCGGGCAATGCGAACTTTACGAGCGAGACGAAAACGCTGACTAAAGCACTTTTGAAGAATTAACTTCAAGGGTGCTTTTTTCATACCCAAATTTCAAAGGATGTTTGATATGGCTGACCTTCTTTTCGTCGCTTACAAGCGATTTTAGAAGGTCATTTTTTCGGGCATTCCGCGAAAAAACCGCCGTTTTGGTATTTGTGGGCGTAAAAACACAAAGACAAATAAAACGGGACTGAACCCGGATAAAAATGATTTTGAAAGGATGGTACACAAGCATGAAAAAGGACGAGTTAATGAAGTTGGGATTGGACGAGGAAACCGCCAAAAAGGTTGAAGCGGCGAGCGCGGAAGAACTGAAAGGGTTTATCCCCAAAGCGAGGTTTGACGAGGTGAACACCGAGAAAAACACCTTACAGACCACGCTAAAGGAACGTGACGGTCAGCTTGAAAGCCTTAAAAATTCAACGGGTGACGTTGAGGGGTTGAAAAAGCAGATTACCGAATTGCAGACCGCTAACACCGAAAAGGACAAAGCACACGCTGATGAAGTCCGAACTTTGAAAATAAACGCCGCCGTGGACGCGGCATTGACCGCCGCAAAAGCGAAGAACGGTAAAGCGGTTCGGGCGTTGCTTGACTTGGAAAAGGCTGACCTTGCCGATGACGGCACGATTAAGGGTTTGGCTGACCAAATCAAGAAATTGCAAGGTGCGGAAGACAGTAAATTCATGTTCGACGCAGAAACTAAACAGACCAAAATGAAAGGCGCGTCCCCGGCTGAAACTGGCAAGGAAGACCCGGACACCAAAGTTGACGTGTCCAAAATGACGTATGAGGAATTGGCGGCTTACATGGAAGCCAATCCCGACGCACAAATTTAACATTTTGAAAGGATGATAATATCATGGCAAAGTTTGATAGTAAAACTTTTAACCCGCAGGCGTTCGGAAAATACGTTGATGTTATTCCGAAGCGGAAGAAAAACGAACTTGTAAAATCAAAGGCTTTACAGCCTAACAGCCAAATCAAACAGGCATTCAGCAATCAGACGGGCGTTGTTTTCGCCACGTTGCCTATGTATGGCAGAATTGGCGGCGTACCGCTGAACTATGACGGTCAGACCGATATTACCGCAACGGGTACGACAACTTACGAACGCGGCGTTGTCGTTATTGGTCGCGCCGGGGCATGGACTGAAAAGGATTTTTCCGAAGACGTAACCGGGGGCGCGGGCTTTATGTCCAATGTTGCCCGTCAGGTATCGGAGTATTGGGACGATGTTGACCAGAACATTCTTCTTTCCATTCTCAAAGGCATTTACCGCATGACTGGCGCGGAAAACCTGAAATTTGTCAACGGACATACCTATGACATTACAGGTGCGGCAGTTAATACAGTTGCGGCAGGTACATTGAACACCGCTATTCAGAAAGCAAGCGGGGACAAGAAAGCAAGGTTCGGGCTTGTGATTATGCACAGTGCAGTTGCAACAAACCTTGAAAACTTACAGCTTTTGAGTTACATGACCTACAACGACGCGGAGGGTGTTCAAAGACAACTTTCCCTTGCTACTTGGAACGGTCGTGTGGTTTTGGTTGATGACGGAATGCCTTTCGGTTCGGTTCTGTCAGGCGCAGGAACACAGGGCGTTCACAAAATCACCATTTCGACAAAAGCCGTCGCGGGTGATAAGATTCAGATTGACGATGAAACCTATGAATGCGTTGCGGCTGACCCCACGGCTAAACAGTGGGCGGCAGGTGCAAGCGTAACAACTGACGCGGCGGCATTAAAAACCTTGCTTATCGCGCAGTATGGCGGCAAATTCACCGTCACAAGTGCAAACGGGGTTATTACCCTCACACAGGTCACTAACGGGATTGGCGGCGTTCCTGTTGTTGCTGTAACGAAGGGCGAAGGTGGAACGCTTGTTGCCGCCGCAACTAACGACACGGAAGGTGTAGAAGCGACGTATGCCGACACCTACACAACTTATGTGTTTGGTGAAGGTGCGTTTGACTATGAAGACATTGGAGCGGAAACACCGTTTGAAATGAGCCGTGACCCCAAAACAAACGGCGGTCAGGACACGCTTTACAGCAGACAGCGTAAAGTATTCGCGCCGTATGGTATCAGCTTTACGAAAACTTCTATGGTGAGTAATTCGCCTACAAGCGCAGAACTGGAAGACGGCACAAACTGGACTTTGGTCAACGACGGAAACGGGGAATATATTGACCACAAGGCTATTCCGATTGCAAGGATTATTTCAAGGGGATAAATTCCCCTTGAAATTTCTTGCGGCTTATGAAAGGGGTGATATGAATGTATGAAGATGTAATTAAACGTCTTCAATCGTTAGGGTATACGGTCGTTGACGGTGACCGATACGCTATTGAATTTGCGATTCAAAAGGTCACTTGGACAATCCGCAATGAATGTAACGTCGTGGAAATCCCTGACGGACTACACAATATCGCCGTTGATATGGTTTGTGGAGAATTCCTGTCCATGATGAAGGGTAGTGGACAGCTTCCAGAATTTGACGTGGAAAGCGCGATAAAGTCAATCAAAGAGGGGGACACACAAATCACCTATGCAGTTGGTGACATGGCGAACCCTCTTGATTGGCTGATAAACTACCTGACGAATTACGGGAAACCGCAGTTCGTGACATACAGGCGGTTAGCATGGTGACCCATAAGAACGCCCTTCAAAGACTTTGGAAAGACAAATTGACCGTGGTTGAGTATCAAGAAAAAACGAAATCAAACGGTTCAACAGGTTTTGAAGAAGTCACCGTTCTTGAAAACAAGCCTTGCAAGCTGTCTTTTTCCACGTTACAAGCGGTAAACCAAAATGACGCAAACGCGGCGATTGTTCAGGTGGTCAAGTTGTTTTGTGATAACCTGTTGACGATTGACGCGGGTTCAAAGTTGGTCGTTGAACACAATGAACGAACCTTTGAATTCAGTCAAAGCGGTGAACCGGGTATTTTCACCAATCATCAAGAAATCGTCCTTGTACCTTTTAGGGGGTGGGCGTAATGGCAAGCATGAAAGGCAAGGTGAACGTAAATGGCTTAAAGAAATTTCAACAGGGTTTGAACAAGATGAACGAAGCGCAACGCCTACAATGGAACGAAGCCGCAATTAAGGAACTGGCGGCGCGTTTGTTGCGGAAGGTCATCAAACGAACCCCGGTTGGACAATACGACAAGCCCGTTGATTTCATCGCCAACATACCCGAACAAGCTGTCAACTTCACCACGAAAGACGGGGTTGACGTTAGCTTTACGGCAAAGGCGCAGGAAAAGCACGTTCAATTTCAACCAAATACAGGTAAGAAGGGCGGCACGTTGCGCCGGGGTTGGACGATTGGCGAGGTTGTGAAAACGGGTAACACATACACGATTGAGGTTATAAACCCCACGGAATACGCGCCCTATGTTGAGTTTGGACACCGAACGCCTAATCATACAGGTTGGGTTGATGGTAAGTTCATGTTGACGATTTCCGAACAAGAACTTCAAAAGGACGCGCCCAAAATTCTACTGAACAAGCTAAAAACATTCATGGGGGGTGTGTTCAAGTGATACAGGATATTATTGACGGCGTTGTTGCCGCATTGCTTGAAGCGTTCCCCGGCGTAAAAGTGTATACGGAACAGATTAAACAAGGTTTGAAAGAACCTTGTTTTATTTTGCGTTTATTGAATCCGACAAGCGAACAGTTCTTTGGAAATCGCTATTATCGGACTAATTTGTTTTCGATTCAGTACATTCCCGAAAGCAGGACAGACGCAAAAGCCGAATGTTATGACGTGAATGACCAATTGTTTCAAGCGTTGGAATACATCACGGTCAGCGGCGATTTACAGCGCGGGACGGACATGAAGGGCGAATATTCTGACGGCGTGTTGATATTTCTTGTAAATTTCAATATGTTCGTTCAGTTCAGTCCTGAACTTGACCCGATGGAAGAACTGTCCGTCGAAAATCAAGCGAAATAGAGGTGGTACACATGGCAAAGAAACCGGAAGCGGTGACCGTTTCCAAATTTTCAAAGGAACAGCTTTTGAAGTCACAGCGTTACCGCGAACGGCGGGACTTGCTGACCGCCCTGTTGAAAGACGGGAAGCAGTATTCACACGTCGAGGTTCAAAAGCTGATTGACGAATTTATGAAAGGTAAGGTGAAATAAAATGGCTCTTGGTGGTGGTACTTTTGTAACACAAAATAAGGTGCTTCCCGGCGCGTATATCAATTTCGTCGCGGCGGCAAAAGCAAGCGCGGCACTTTCCGAACGTGGCATTGCTACTATCCCCCATTCTCTTGATTGGGGTGAGGTTGGAAAGGTCATTGAAGTAACCACGGGTGACTTACAGAAAAACAGTATGCGCCTGTTCGGTTATGACTACACTTCCCCGCAGTTGCGCCCATTGCGTGAACTGTTTAGAAATATCCGCATTGGATATTTGTATAGACTTGGTACAGGCGGGACGGCGGCTTCCAACATATACGGCGCGGCTAAATATGTTGGTGAGCGTGGAAACTCAATTACCGTTGTTGTCAAAGAAAATGTTGATGACGCGGCAAAGAAAGACGTTTCTGTTCTCATGGGCGGCGTTGAGGTCAGCAAACAGACCGTAGGCGCGGCGGCTGACTTGGTAGATGACGATTTTGTTATCTATCTGAAAGAGGGTGGGCTTGCGCTGACGGCGGGAACGCCTATGACGGGCGGCGAAAATCCCGCTATTAGCAACGCGAACCATCAATCATATCTTGACGCGGTTGAAAGTTATACCTTCAATGCGATTGGTTGTCCTTCTGACGAACCGACAGTTAAGGGATTATACACCGCGTTTACAAAGAGATTGCGCGACGAACAGGGCGTGAAATTCCAATGCGTGGCGTTTGATGAATCCGCTGACTACGAAGGGGTTGTAAACGTCATGAACGGCGTGACCGATAGCGGCGCGGACACTTATTCGCTTGTCTATTGGGTTACGGGCGTGGTCGCAGGAACAAACGTCAATAAGTCCGCATTGAACAAGATTTACGACGGTGAATTTACCGTCAACGTGAACTACACGCAAACACAGCTTGAAAATGCAATTAAGACGGGCAAGTTTGCGTTCCATCGCGTCAATACTGATGTGCGTGTTCTGTCCGACATTAACAGCATGGTCACCGTGACCGTTGAAAAAGGCGAAATCTTCAAAGAGAATCAGACCATCCGCGTTATTGACCAAATCGCGAATGACATTGCGGTTATTTTTAACACGCGGTATTTGGGGGTTATCCCCAACGACGAAGCGGGGCGAATTTCGCTTTGGTCGGACATTGTGAAACATCACGAGCAGTTGCAGGAAATCCGGGCAATTGAAAACTTTAAGTCGGACGATGTGACGGTTGCGCAGGGCAATACAAAACGGTCGGTTCTGGTCAGTGACCTTGTGACCGTCGTGAATGCTATGGCACAACTTTACATGGTCGTGACCGTTGCGTAAAGGAAAGGGGGATAATTTGAAATGGCTTTGAACAATGTTATCATGAAAGGTAAGGACGCGCTTTCCGCGAAACTTGCCGAATGCTTCATCACTATCAAAGGCAGACGCTACAATTTTATGCAGATGATTAACTTTGAAGCGCAGTTCAGCAAAAACAAAATCGTCGTTCCTATCTTGGGGCGCACAGGTCAGGCGAACAAAGCTACTGGATGGGAAGGAACGTTCAGCGCGACAATGCACTACAATCAATCCGTCATGCGCCAAATGATGGTTGATTTCAAGGACACGGGCGAGGACACCTATTTTGAAATTCAGGTGACCAACGAAGACCCCACGTCGGCGGCAGGACGGCAAACGATGATTTTCATTGATTGTAACCTTGACGGCGGTGTTTTGGCGAAGTTTGACGCAGACGGCGAGTATTTGGACGAAGATGTTGACGGCACTTTTGAAGATTTCAAAATGCCTGAAAAGTTCAAAGAACTTGTCGGAATGTAAGAAAGGAACGGTGAAAAGATATGTCCAATATGTCAATGTTCTTGAAAAAGAACAAAATCATCAAGGAAAATACACGCTTTGTCGCGACGAAAAGTCTTTGTGGCGAAGACGGCAAGCCGCTTGAATGGGAAATCAAGCCTATCAGCACGAAGGAAAACGAGGACATTCAGGGTAAATGTATGATTGATGTTCCTGTTCCCGGTAAACACAATCAGTTCATGCAGAAAATCAATCCGACGAAGTATGTTAAGCGGCTGATTGCCGCGTCGGTGGTTGTTCCTGACCTTTACAGTGCAGAACTTCAAGACAGTTACGGTGTGAATACCCCGGAAGACCTTGTTCAAGAAATGGTTGATGATAGCGGCGAATGGAACGCTTTCATTCAGTTCATCAATCAGTTCAACGGTTTTACACCGATTCAAGACGAGGTTGACGAAGCAAAAAACTAATAGTGGATGGTGACCCCGAAGCGAATTTTCTACATTTCGCAATTCAAAAACTTCATTGGTCACCATCCCAAATTGACGAATGGCTTGACGCAGACCAAAACGTTAAAGCCCTTTACTACGCTTCCGTAAATGTTAAGGTACAAGCCGACAAAGAAGAAGCGGCAAGAATCAAGTCACAAAATAAAAGTGGAAAACGGAAACGGTAATTTGAAAAGTTAATTTCAATATTGCCGTTTCCGTTTTTTCATTAGAAAGGGGGCGTGAAAATGCAAGGTATAGCAACGACAATTAGATTGGTTGACCAAATGACCGCGCCAATCATGAGTATCAATAACGCAATAAATAACCTGATTACCGGGTTCAACAATGTCGAAAACGCGTCCGACATTAACACGGCTTCCCTTGACGCAATGCAAAATCAAGTAGATATGGCGAACTTTGCCGCTGAACAGTTGAATCAGCAATTTCAACTTGTAGAAGATACGATTCAGCAGATGGAACAGGGGCAGAACGGATTTAACAACAGCGTCCGCGAAGGTCACGGGGCGGCTGATGGATTGACGAAGAAACTAATGGGAGCGGTTGCCGCGTATGCGTCCATTCAGGGCGTGAAAAAGGTGTTGGGTATATCCGACGAATTAACGCAGACAACCGCCCGTTTGAATATGATGAACGACGGTTTACAGACCACGCAAGACTTGCAAAATATGATTTTCCTTGCCGCCGAACGGTCAAGGGGTTCATATCAGGCAACGGCTGACGCGGTGGGTAAAATCGGTATTATGGCGCGTGACGCTTTTTCAAGTAATGCTGAATTGATAGCGTTCACGGAGCAGTTAAACAAGCAATTTACCATTGCCGGGACTTCAACACAGGGTATTGACGCGGCAATGTTACAACTTACACAGGCTATGGGTTCGGGCGTGTTGCGCGGTGAAGAACTGAACAGCGTATTCGAGCAAGCCCCGACAATCATTCAGACCATAGCGGATTATCTTGATGTTCCTATTGGACAAATCAGGGAAATGGCGAAAGAAGGGGAAATTACCGCCGGGATTGTGAAGTCGGCTTTGCTTTCGGCGGCTGACGAAACCAACGCAAGGTTTGAGGAAATGCCTAAAACGTTCGGTCAGATTGCGACGAGCATGAAGAATCAAGCGTTGATGGCGTTTCAACCTGTTTTGAACAGATTGAATGAAATCGCCAATTCCCCGTCGTTTCAAATATTGGTCAGTAATGTCACGTCCGCGATGGTCGTTGTAGCGGGTGTTATGCTGTCCATCTTTGACGCAATCGGAGCAATCGCCCAATTTGCAAACGATAATTGGTCATGGCTTGCCCCTATCATCGGAACGGTGGTCGCGGCTATGGCGGCATACGTCGCAATCCTGACTGTATACAACACGTTACAGGCGATTTCCAACGGCTTGAAAGCGGTCGCGGCAATGCGGGAAGCAGTACACGCGGCGGCAACGGCTATGTCTACGGGCGCGACGTTCGCACAGACAGCCGCCCAATATGGGTTGAATGCGGCATTGCTTGCCTGTCCCCTGACGTGGATTCTGATAGCAATAATCGCAATCATAGGGGCGATTTACCTTGTCATTGGCATTATGAATCAGGCGGCGGGTACGTCGATTAGCGCGACAGGTGTTATTTTCGGTGCATTCACGACGCTTGGGGCGTTCCTATGGAACTTGTTCTTGGGTTTACTTGAATTGGTGCTTGGGGTAATAAATTATCTGGTGAACCCGTTCATTGAATTTGCGAACTTCATAGGAAACGTATTTACGAACCCGATTTCAAGTATTATCTACTTGTTTCAGGGTATGGCTGACAATGTACTTGCGATACTTCAAAAAATTGCGTCCGCGCTTGACTTTGTATTTGGTTCGTCGATGGCTGACGCGGTGGCGGGTTGGCGTTCCGGGTTAAAAAGCATGGCAGACGCGGCGGTTGCTGAATACGCCCCGAACGAGAATTATTCAAAGGTCATGGATAACCTTGACTTGTCTGTTGAAGGATTGGGTTTGAAGCGTTGGGGATATGGGGACGCATGGGACACGGGTTACACGGCAGGACAAAGCGTTGATGACGCAATCGCCAACTTTGACCCCGCTTCCCTGTTTGATAGCAACATTCCCAACGCGGGTGATTACGGGGCGTATGACCTTTCAGGCATTGAAAACGGTGTAGGTGATGTTGCAGGGAACACGAAGGGACAGCTTGATTATTCCGAAGAAACTATGAAATTATGGCGTGACCTTGCCGAACGCGACACCATCAACAGATTCACAACGGCAAACGTTGATTTAGGCGGGTTAACGATGAACAACAACGTTTCGTCAAATATGGATTTAGACGGTATTGTTGATTATATCGGTGAGAAAGTCGAAGAAAGGTTATTGGAAGTAGCAGAGGGGGTTCATGTGTAATGGCATACGATTTTTTTCTTAATAGAACGCGGTTACCTATCCCCCCCGCCAAATTTTCATTGAAAATCAACGGAAACAATCAGTCCATGACGTTGATAAACGAAGGGGAAATAAATGTTCTAAAAATGGCGGGTTTGACGGATATTTCATTTACGGCTTTATTGCCGAACGTGAAATATCCGTTTGCCCGTTACGACGGCGGGTATAAAAACGCGTCGTTCTTCCTTGATGAATTGGAACGGTTAAAAACAAGCCTGTCCCCTTTCCAATTCATTGTTTCCCGCGTCACGCAGGGCGGGAAGGTGTTGTTTGATACAAATATCAAAGTATCTTTGGAAGATTACAAAATTCTTGAAGACGCAAAAGGCGGTTTTGACGTTTCGGTTGAAATCACCTTAAAACAATACAAGGATTGGGGAACAAAGGTCATTGAAATCAAACAACCGACACCACAAAAGACCACGGCAACGGTTGAGCAAAAAAGACCCGCAGACAATCCCCCGGCGCAGAAAACACACACTGTTGTCAGGGGTGATTGTTTGTGGAATATCGCCCAAAAGTATCTTGGGAATGGTAGTCGATACCCCGAAATTTACAAGCTGAATCAAAGCGTGATTGATGGGCGTAATAAGGGGACAGGAAACACAAAATACACGATTTATCCGGGACAAGTATTCAAAATACCATAGAAAGGGGGCGTGTTCAATGAACTTTGAACTTCTCATTGAAAACAACGGCGTTGTTCAAATGCCCCCTGTTTTGGATGGGGTGACGCTGACAACAGAGCGGAAAGGTGTTCCCGGTAAACTGACGTTTAGCGTTTTGAAAGATAGCGTGGCAAACTTTACAGAAGGAAACCCCGTCCGATTTACAGTTGACGGAACGAAAATGTTCTACGGGTTTATCTTCTCAAAGAAGCGTGACCGGGGAAATAAAATTGCCGTTACAGCGTATGACCAATTACGATATTTACAAAACAAGGACACTTACATTTACACGAAGAAAACGGCAAGCGACGTTATAAAAATGATTGCCGCTGATTTTGGGTTACAGCTTGGCGAGATTGAAAAAACCGGATTTGTTATTATGTCCCGCGTGGAAGATAACACGATGTTGTTTGATATTATCGGAAACGCGCTTGACTTGGAACTTCAAAATAAAAAGCAAATGTTCATTCTATATGATGATTTTGGACGGTTGACGTTAAAATCATTGGACAAAATGAAAGTCGGTTTACTCATAGACGATGAAACGGGTGAAAATTTTGACTATACATCGTCCATTGATGACCAAACCTATAACCGGGTGAAATTATCTTTTGAGAATGAAAAGACCGGGAAGCGCGATATTTACGTTATGCAGGACGGCAACAATATCAATAATTGGGGTGTGTTGCAGTATTTTGACACATTGAGCGAGGGCGAGAACGGGGAACAAAAAGCCACCGCGTTACTTTCCCTTTATAACGCCAAAACCCGCAAATTGAAAATCACAAAGGCGTTCGGGGACACGCGAATTCGGGCGGGAAACCTGATTGTCGTGAAATTGGGGTTGGGCGATGTAAACGTTCAAAATTTTATGTTAATTGAAAAATGTGTTCATGTGTTCAACGAAAACGAACACTGGATGGATTTAACTTTACGAGGGGGTGAATTCGTTGGCTGATTTAGTGGAAAGTATGAAAAATGTGGCGTTGGGGGCAGTTGAAGCGTCAAAGCCCGTTAATGTATTTTTCGGAAACGTGGTCAGTGTGTCCCCCCTGAAAATCAACGTTGAGCAGAAAATGACCCTTGAAGCCGCCCAACTTGTTTTAACGCGAAACGTGACCACGCACACAATCCAAATGACTGTTGACCATATGACCGAAGATGAAACCGAACATACCCACGTCATTCATGACACCTATACAAACGGCGGTTCATCTGACCCAACGGAGCATAAACACGCGTACAGGGGGCGAAAGACCTTCACCATTCATAACAGGTTAGTCGTTGGGGATAAAGTCATTCTAATCCGTGAACAGGGCGGTCAACGGTTCATTGTGATTGATAGATTGGGGGCGATGTAATGATACCGTCTGTAAATCCTATTTTGAACAATGACATTGAATTTGTTGAACCGTCAAGTCATACATTCAGACTGGACATTGACAACAATGTTGTGTTGGGAATGACCGACGAGCAGGAAGCAATAAAACAAGCGATTTACTTGACCCTTGGAACTGAACGTTTCCAATGGGTTATTTTTTCGTGGAATTACGGGGTTGAATTTGATGACCTTTTCGGAATGCCTATTTCGTGGGTTATCCCGGAAGCGAAGCGGCGTATTTCCGAAGCGTTGTTACAAGACGCACGAATTGAAGCCGTTGACGGTTTTGAATTTGAGGTTGGCAAGGGAAAATTGACGGTCAACTTCACAGCGCGGACAATTTACGGTGATGTACCAATTCAAAAGGGGGTGAATTTCTGATGTTCAGGAATCAGACAAATCAAATAATTTTACAAAGAATGTTGAATAAGGTTGACGAATGGGCGCGTGAACGCGGTATCACCATTGACACGCGGGAAGGTTCGTTGATTAGAACCGCCCTTTCCCCCGCCGCGCTTGAAATGCAACAAATGTATATTGAACTTAGCGAAGTTTTGAATGAATCATTCGCGGATACGCAAACCCGTGATTTCCTCATTCGCCGTTGTAATGAACGCGGAATAACAGTTGAACCCGCAACGGCGGCAGTCCGGAAAGGTGAATTTAACATCGACGTTCCGATTGGTTCAGTTTTTTCGTTGAACTTGTTGAATTACAAAGTTATAGCGCAAATCGAAGCCCACGTTTTTGAATTGCGTTGTGAAACGCGGGGAGCGGTCGGAAATCTTGAAAGCGGTGACCTTGTTCCCAACGATTATATTGAAGGACTGACAACCGCAGTTTTGACCGATGTTCTTATTCCCGGCGAAGACGAGGAAAGCACGGAGCATTTACGGGCGCGATACTTCAACAGTCTAAAATCACAGGCGTTCGGGGGTAACGTGCAAGATTACGTTGAAAAGGTCGTTTCACTTGATGGTGTAGGCGGCGTGAAGGTTTATCCCGCATGGAATGGCGGCGGGACGGTCAAGATTGTATTCTTGGATAGTCAATTTCAAGTTCCGTCAAGCGTTCTAATTGACGCAGTACAAACCGCGCTTGACCCGGTATTCAATCAGGGCTTGGGGCTTGGTATTGCGCCGATTGGTCATCAAGTAACGGTTGAAGGGGTTAGCGGTGAAACGATAGATATTACAACACACTTGACCTTTGAAAGTGGTTGGGATTGGGACGCAATTATACCATACGTCGAACAGGCGATTGACCTTTACTTTACTGACCTTTCGGCAGAATGGGACGCGGTTGATTGGCGTGATGACCCCACGGCAACATTGACCGTGAGAATTAGCCAAATTGAAACGCGCCTGTTGGGAATAAAGGGTATTCTTGACGTTGAAAATACCACGTTGAACGGGCAACCTCAAAATTTACCCCTTGACGTGAACGCGATACCAGTTAGGGGGGCGGTAACAAATGTCTAATTATGAAGACCGCCCTTTGATTGGGTACGTTCCCACGGTTTTGAAAGAAGTTAAAGAATATCAGGCTTTAACTTACGGGGAACAAGCGGAAATTTTCAAGTTGTTCGACGAAATTCAAACGGCGTTGAACAATCAGTTTGTTATAACATCTACTGAATACGGCGTGGAGCGATGGGAAAATATCTTGAACATTGTTCCAAAAGCAACGTACACGCTTGACGAACGGAAATTCACAATTCTTTCCCGATTAGCGGAAGAATTGCCGTTCAGTTACCGAATGTTGGCTCAAATCTTAAACAAGCTATGCGGTGAAAACGGTTATTGGATGGGAGTAAACCACGATTTATATGAATTGACGGTGAAGGTCGCGTTAATCGCAAAAAACAATTACAACGACGTTGAAACCCTGTTAAACCGTGTTGTACCCGCAAATTTGATTATCAATCTGTCAATCAGATATAACACATGGAACATCATCAAAGGGTTCACATGGGGACAGTTAAAAGCTAAAACTTGGCGCGAAATAAAAGAGGAGGTTCTATAAACCATGAGTATTGAAAAAACCCCTAATTATGGCTTGAACAAGCCTACTTATGACGAATTCGGGGACGTTGTTGACTTAAACGAAAACGCTGATATTACCGACGCTGAACTTCATAAAAGGGCGAAGCGTGTAATTTCCCCCGTCAATGGCAATCTTGCCGCCCTTGACGCAAACGGTGACCTTGTAGACAGTGGAAAAAAGACAAGTGATTTCGGTTCAGCGGTAGATATAGCGAATAAAGTTGACAAGGTGGCGGGAAAGGGCTTGTCAACTAACGATTACACTACCCAGGAAAAGAACAAATTGGCGGGACTGTCCAATTATAACGACACCGACGTTCGCGGGCTAATTACCGCTAATCAAACAGCGATTACAACGCTTGCTAATAAAAGCGTTGTCGGTACAGATGGCGTTCACGGTTTGCGTTATAAAGATGATAAATTGCAAGTTTATACTGGCGCAGAGTGGGAAGACACGAAAGCCGGGGCGCAAATTCCTCTTGCAGATTGTACGGACATTTCAATCACTGTTGGCAACGGTCAACTTACTTTGAAATGGAAAGACCCTGTTGACCTTGTAATTTCCGGGGCAACGGTCGCGGAATGGGCGCATACAAAACTTGTCCGCAAAGTTGGCAGTTATCCGACGAACGAAACAGACGGAACACTTGTTATGACAAACAGCGTCCGCAATCAGTACCAAAGTAACGGTTATGTGGACACGCCCTTGACTAACGGCACAACGTATTATTACAAGCTATTCCCGGTCACCAAAGACAACGCCGTAACTATGGGGGGCGCGAACAATATCAGCGCAACGCCGCAATCTTACAAGACATTCGGCGTTTCTATTGACTTGAGCAATTCTAATTCATTGTCGGCGGTGACCTATACCGATGACGCGGTAGGAATGACCCCCGGAAGTTCAGCGTGGGAAAGTCAGCCGATTTTCAAGGACATAAAACCGTGTATGTTGAAAAACGGTGTGGTTCAGTATTATTTGAATCCGGAAAATTTCGCGCAAAAAGCAGACGGTTCAGCGGCAGACATTACGAGTGGTGACGCTGGCGATGTTATGATTGAATTCCCTAAAACGGGATTCCAAATTAGCACGGTTAGTAACACATTGACCGTTAAAATTACCGATGACCCCGCCAAAGCAGGATTTAAGTATTACGCACATACCCGCGTTACCGAAGGTGATAGGAACAAACTGTATATCGGCGCATACAAGGGAAGCAACGTAAGCAGTAAATTACGTTCCCTGTCCGGGAAAGCCCCCCACGCAAATGAAACCATTGGTCAGTTCAGAATCAAAGCACAGGCGAACGGCGCAGGATATGACCAGTTCACGTTTTACCCCATGACCCTGATTCAATGCCTGTTTATCGTCCGTTTCAAGAGCCTTGACAGTCAAACGGCATTGGGGCGCGGTTACGTTGACGGAAACAGCGCGGCAATCAATACAGGCGGCACAAACGCGAAGTCCATGTTCTACGGTGAAACCGGGGGCAAACTTCAAATGAAGTGCTTTGGTATTGAAGACCTTTGGGGTAACGTCTTTGATTGGATTGACGGGCTTTTTTCTAACGCAAGTTGGAACATCTTGACCGCGTTTCAGAATTTCAACGACACGGGTTCAGGGTACACAGACCGGGGACAGGGTGCAACAGCGAATATTGGTAACTACATGAGCAAGCCGCAGGGAACGAGTGAACGCGGCTTTATTGCAAAAGAGGTAGCGGGTTCAAGTTCAACCTATTTCGCGGATGCCGCGAGTTTGAGCGCGGGTTCTCTGCCTCTTTTCGGTGGTAGTTGGGATAGTGCCGCGTATGCGGGGGTGTTTCGGCTTTATGTGAGCTATTCCGCGTCGATTGTGAGCGCGAGCATTGGCGGTCGGCTGATGTATTTGTAAAATTTATGGGCGATTAGGTTTGTGAACAATTCGCAAAAGAAGAAACATAAAAACAGATAACACGAATTTGAACACGGGTTATCTACCTATTTTCGGTAGTAATTGGAATAATGCCACGAATGCAGGAGTGTTTCAGCTTAATGTGAACAATTCCACGTCGAATGTGAACACGAACATTGGCGGTCAGCAAATGTTAAATCCACGGCAAAAAAGAAACCGCACTAATTGCCCTACCTCTTGGTAAAACATAACAACTCAAACGCTGTATTAGTAAGCGGCGGGGAATGTTCCCCGCCGTTTGAACGTTCGGCAATAACAAAACATCATATGGAAGGTTGTTTTGATGAAGCGATACGGGAACATTTACCCTAAAATTTACGATATGGACAATTTGCGCGAAGCGCATAAAAACGCCCGAAAAGACAAGGCGTATTACAAAGACGTTCAAATGGTCAACGCGGATGAAGATTTCTATTTGAACCAAATTCGCGAAATGCTGATAAATCGAACATACGAAGTCAGCGAATACGAAATCAAAGTGATAAACGATAAGGGTAAAGAACGGCAGTTGATGAAATTACCTTACTTCCCGGACAGAATTATTCAATGGGCTATTATGCTTCAAATTGAACACGTCTTTATGAACGTGTTTACTGATTTCACTTGTGCGTCCATCAAATACCGGGGCATTCATAAAGCGTCCCGTATTCTTGACAGTTACATGAAGGACGTACCGGGAACGCAATATTGCTTGAAATTGGACGTGGCGAAATTCTATCCGTCCATCAATCATGAGGTTTTGAAAAGTTTACTTCAACGCAAGTTCAAAGACCCTGAATTGCTTGAACTACTATTCAAAATCATTGACAGTATACCCGGCGAAAAGGGCGTTCCGATAGGTTCATACCTGTCACAGTATTTAGCGAATTTTTACCTTGCTTATTTTGACCACTGGTTGAAAGAGCAACAGGGCGTGAAATACGTCATCCGCTACATGGACGATGTTGTAATTCTTCATTCGTCCAAAGAATTTTTACATGACTTGCGACGCAAGTTGACCACCTACTTGATAAATGAATTACGCCTGAAAATGAAAGACAATTGGCAAGTCTTCCCTACGGCGGTTCGTGGGATTGATTTTGTCGGGTATCGCCATTTTTACGGCTTCAAATTATTGCGGAAATCTTCTTGTAAAAGGTTCAAAAAGAAGATGAACGCGGTTCGGAAGGTGGTGAACGAAAATAAGCCTATAACTTTCACGGATTATTGCGCGGTCAACTCTTACAATGGGTGGCTTGCGTGGTGTGATAGTTTTAGGCTTTCTCAAAAATATATCGCCCCGATAAAAGGAGCGATTGACCTATTCTATTTAACCCAAATTAAAGGAAAGGCGGTTGCGTGATGAAAGACATAGGGATTGTTCAGGGGAGCGCGGCGCAAGCTGTCCCCTTGGTGGTCGGGAAAGACACGGTTTACGTTCATACGGACATTGAATTGCTTCCCCCCGATGATGAACACGACGATACAGAGCGTTACCAGTATCATGAAATTCAGTATGGCAAGGATGAATACATTCGCTTGATGGATGAAAAGACCGCCCTTGTCGAAACACAGTTGACTGACACACAACTTGCATTGGTCGAAGTCTTTGAAATGCTGATTTAAGAAAGGGGTGCGAAAATGGCTAAAGTATACGCTGACCTTATCAGGAAAGGTTTGAAAACGCTTGATGACGTACCCAACGTACTGAAAGCGGCGGTTGAAGCGTTGTTGGACGGTGATGATTGATGTTATTCAATCTTATCCTAAAAATCATATTCAGAAAGGAAGTGAAAGAAATGGCTATTGTATATGCGACGCTGATTGTTAAGGGCAAGAAGACGTTTGCCGATGTTCCCAACCTGATTAAAGCACAGGTGAAAGAAGTTCTGATTGACCTTGAATGTCCTGAACTGGCAGAATAGCACTTGAAATCATTAGGGGGTATAAAAAAGACATACCCCCGAGGTAAAAACCCCCTCACAGGTCAAACGGTGGCTTGTCAGGGGGTTTACTTTATGAAAGGGGATATGTTTATGACTATTGAAATCGCCCTCTTGATTTCGGGTGTATCACTGGCATTTGGAATCTATCAAGGGGTAAGTAATTTACGAAGGAATAACAGAACTGATGACAAAAACGAAGCGACGCAATTGACCACGGTAATTGTGAAATTAGAAAACATCGGGAACGACGTTTCTGAAATCAAAAGCGATATGCGAAACGTTAAAGAGGACATGAAAGACATCAACATTAGGTTGGTGAGAATGGAACAGCAAGTGAAGGTTCTGAACAAGACTGTATTCAATAACGGCACGACAAACGAGTAAAAGAAAGGGGCGAACTATGAGGGCTTACAGTAGACGAGGGCGCAGAAAAGCCGCGCCAAAGAAGCGGCATTTTGCCGATTACATTGTGTTTCTTTCCATCTTGGCGGTAACTGGCTTCACAGTTGCCGCTTTTATTTTGCAGTTCAAAGGGTTAATGGAGATTTCCGCAACGCTGACCGGGTGTTGGTTCGCCTTTTGGACGGTTGAAATTATCGCTTTGGCTTCAATCCGAAATCAAAAAACAAAACATGAGAAAAAGGAAGGTGCAAACGATGAACATTAACTGGAAACAGAAATTAACAAGCCGTAAATTTTGGGCGGCGATTATCGGTTTTGTAACCGCTATACTGGTTGCCTTTGGCGTGAGTGATTTAACCATTGAACAAATCGTCGCGCTAATTACGGCGGCTTCAACCTTGATTGCCTACATCATCGGTGAAGGGATGGTTGACGCGGCAAGAATTCAGAAAGGAACGGGCGAAAATGAAAATAATTCAACGGATTCTGACAAATAACGATTGCTACAAAGCAAATCGCCAAATCGCCGTCAAGGGTTTACTACTTCATTCCGTTGGTTGTCCTCAACCGAACGCGGAAGTCTTTACAAAGAATTGGAACACGGGAAAGCCCGGTGGACAGCAAGTTTGCGTTCACGCTTTCATCGACGGCAACACGGGCGATGTTTTTCAAACGTTGCCGTGGAATTGGCGCGGGTGGCATGGTGGCGGCACGTCGAACAATACCCACATTGGCGTTGAAATGTGCGAACCCGCGACAATCAAATATACAGGCGGCGCGTCGTGGGTAGACAATAATCCGACAAATACAAAATCCGTAGTCATGCGGGCATACGAAGCGGCGGTTGAATTGTTTGCTTTTCTTTGCAAAGAATTCAAACTTAATCCGTTGGGTGACGGCGTGATTGTCAGTCATGCGGAAGGATATAAACGCGGCATTGCTTCCAATCATGGTGACCCTGAACATCTTTGGGGAAAGTTTGGATTGAGCATGAACCAATTCAGACAAGACGTAAAAACAACCATGACGGGCGCAGGGAACGCGTCAGGCGGCGTTTCAGGGGGCGGGGGTAGTGTTACCCCTACCGACAACGTGGACAAGCGTATATGGGACTTCCTGACGAGTAAGGGGCTTTCAGCTTGCGCGGTCGCGGGTATCATGGGTAACCTGTACGCTGAAAGCGCGTTGAACTCCTGCAACTTACAAAACACCTATGAAAAATCGCTTGGGATGACCGACGCACAATACACCAACGCCGTCGACAAAGGGGTGTATAATAACTTTGTCAGGGACTGCGCGGGTTATGGGCTTGCCCAATGGACGTATTGGAGCAGGAAACAGGCGTTACTTAATTTCGCAAAGGCGGCGGGTGCTTCCATTGGTGACCTGACCATGCAATTGAATTTCCTTTGGAAAGAATTGCAGGGTTACGCAAACGTCATGAAGGTGTTGAAATCTGCAAAAACGGTTAAAGAAGCGTCTGACGTTATTTTGCTTGACTACGAAAGACCCGCCAATCAGGGCGCAGAAGTGAAAGCAAAACGCGCCGGGTACGGTCAAACCTACTTTGACAAGTTCGCAGGAAAAGCCCCCGCGTCCAAATTCCCGAATGTTCCATTCTTGGTCAAGGTCATTATTTCGGGTTTGAATTATCGTTCTACCCCATCCATGAGTGGAGCGGTAAAAGGACAAACCGGGAAGGGCGTTTTCACCATCGTTGAAGTGAATAACGGTTGGGGAAAACTGAAAAGCGGCGTAGGTTGGATTTACCTTGAAAATCCGTCTTACTGTACGATTAACGGGACGGTCGCAGAAGTACCCAAACCCCCGCAAAAATCCATTGACGAAATCGCAAAAGAAGTAATTGCGGGTAAATGGGGAAACGGGCAGGACAGGAAGAACCGATTGACAACCGCAGGATATAATTACAACACGATTCAAGTGAGGGTAAACGCCCTTTTGAAGTAAAAATGAGTGTTACTATCATGACACTAACGACACAGTTCTAACCCGTTATCGGCGGTTCGAAAAGTTCAAAGAATGTAGTAATACCGGGCGTTTGCGGGAATAGTATTTTGAATTTATTTATGGTATAATATTTAATCATGGTTAAAGTATTGTAGGAGATGGAGAAAGAAGCTAGATGAGGAAGTGGCATATTTGAAAGATAAAATCATTATTAAAGGGGCACGTTCCCATAATCTAAAAAATATTGATGTAGAAATACCGCGGGACAAGCTGGTGGTTATTACAGGATTGAGTGGTTCCGGTAAATCCTCTTTAGCCTTCGATACGATTTATGCGGAGGGACAGCGGCGTTATGTCGAGTCCTTGTCTGCTTATGCCCGGCAATTTTTGGGGCAGATGGATAAGCCGGATGTCGATTATATTGAGGGCTTGTCGCCGGCTATTTCCATTGATCAGAAAACCACCAGTAAAAATCCTCGTTCTACCGTGGGAACGGTCACGGAAATTTATGATTATTTACGTTTGCTTTTTGCGCGAATTGGCCGGGTACATTGTTATAAATGCGGTCAGCCCATTACGCAGCAGACAGTAGAGCAGATTGTGGATAAGCTCATGACCTATTCCGAAGGAACTCGTCTGCAAATCCTGGCGCCTTTAGTGAGAGGACGCAAGGGCGAATATCAGAAGTTGTTTGAGCAGATTCGCAAGGACGGTTATGTGAGGGTCAGGGTTGATGGCGAGACACGTGAAGCCAGTGAAGAGATTAAGCTGGAGAAAAATAAGAAGCACACGATTGAGGTTGTGGTGGACAGAATTATTATTCGCCCGGGGATGGAAAAACGGTTAGCCGATTCTTTAGAAACGGCCATTAATTTAGCGGGCGGGATTGTTACTGCTGATGTAATGGGGCAAGAGGAAATTTTATTCAGTGAAAAGTTTGCTTGTGTGGAGTGCGGGATTAATTTTGAGGAAATTACGCCGCGCATGTTTTCTTTTAACAATCCTTACGGAGCTTGTCCGGAGTGCAGTGGGTTGGGGATTAAGATGGAGATTGATCCGGATTTAGTGATTGCTGATGCCAATAAATCTTTGGCTGAGGGAGCGATAGTGCCTTGGAGTAAAGGTACTTCGACCTGGTATAACGGGATGCTGGAATCTGTCGCTAAACAGTTTAAAATCTCGCTTACTACACCTTTCGGGAAGCTGGCTCCGGAGGTGCAGAAGCTGATTTTGTACGGGGCAGGGAACGAAAAAATTCGGTTCAGTTATTATAATAATCACGGTAATTTAAGGGTTTTTGATACTGTTTACGAGGGTGTTATTCCCAATTTGGAGAGACGTTATCGGGAGACACAGTCGGATTATGCCCGTCAGGAAATCGAGTCATATATGAGCAGCAATGCTTGCCCACGTTGTAAGGGAGCCCGGCTTAGTGAGGAAAGCCTGGCAATTACGATTCAGGGCAAGAGTATCTGGGAGGTTACTTGTCTTTCGGTGGGGGAAGCTTTGGCGTTTTTTCGTTCCTTGCAGCTGACGGATAGGGAGGAATTCATCGCCCGGCAGATTTTGAAGGAAATTCGCGACCGGTTAGGCTTTTTGGTGAATGTGGGATTGGATTATGTTACGTTGCAGCGTTCGGCCGGTACTTTGTCGGGCGGCGAGGCGCAGCGCATCAGGCTGGCTACGCAGATTGGCTCTAGCCTGGTGGGAGTTTTATATATTCTGGACGAGCCTTCGATTGGTTTGCATCAGCGGGATAACAGCAGGCTGATTGGGACCCTTGAATCGCTGCGTGATTTGGGGAATACGGTTTTAGTGGTGGAACATGATGAAGAGACAATGTATGCGGCTGACCATATTATCGATATCGGGCCGGGGGCTGGTGTGCACGGCGGGGAAATTGTGGCACAGGGTACTGTCGAGGAGATTAAGCAGGTGGAAGGTTCGGTGACAGGGGCCTATTTGAGTGGCCGGAGGTCTATTCCGGTGCCTCCTTTGCGGCGGAAGCTTAATGGCAAGTGGCTGGTGGTGAAAGGGGCGAGGGAAAATAACCTGAAAAATATTGAGGCGGCGATACCGTTAAATGTGTTTACTTGTGTTACCGGGGTATCCGGTTCCGGAAAAAGCACGTTGGTTAATGAGATCCTTTATAAGGCGCTGGCTCATGAATTAAACGGGGCGCGGGCCAAGGCGGGAGCGCATGAGGCGATTAGCGGACTGGAGTATTTGGATAAGGTAATTAATATTGATCAGTCTCCGATCGGTCGGACACCTCGTTCTAATCCGGCCACTTATACCGGGGTTTTTGGCGAAATCAGGGAGGTTTTTGCGCAAACCTCTGAGGCCAGAATGAGAGGGTATCGGCTGGGCCGCTTTAGTTTTAACGTAAGGGGCGGACGGTGTGAGGCTTGTAGTGGTGACGGTATTATTAAGATAGAAATGCATTTTTTGCCTGATGTTTATGTACCTTGTGAGGTTTGCAAGGGAAAAAGATATAATCGGGAGACGTTGGAGGTTAAGTATAAAGGAAAGTCGATTGCCCAGGTCTTGGAGATGACGGTAGATGAGGCGGCGGAGTTTTTCCAAAATCACTCGAAGATTTACCGTAAATTGAAAACCATGCAAGATGTGGGCTTGGGCTATATTCGGCTGGGTCAACCGGCGACGACGCTTTCGGGCGGCGAAGCACAGCGGGTTAAACTGGCGACGGAGTTAAGTCGGCGTTCCAATGGTAAAACACTTTATATTTTGGATGAGCCCACGACCGGTTTGCATATTGCGGATATTCATAAGCTGTTGGGGGTATTGGAACGTTTAGTGGATAATGGGGATACTGTTTTGGTTATTGAACATAATCTTGATGTGATTAAGATGGCGGATTATTGTCTCGATTTGGGCCCCGAGGGCGGGGAGAAGGGTGGACAGGTTATTGCTGTAGGCACACCGGAGGAAATTTGCCGGAATGCGGGCAGCTACACGGGGCAATATTTACGGAAGGTTTTGCCTATTATTGCTGACTACCCTAGCGAGCGCGAAACAAAGCCTGTAATTATTGATAGTACGGATTTCAGTTTATGA